CGGTTCTTTACTTACCAGAGAGGGCAGACCATGTAGCGTCCATGGCCTGGCGTTCCCAATTACCAGTAAGATGCGATCTTTGGAAACGACGTTGCTTACTTAGCTTATCCGCAGCCAAAGCAAGTACACGTTTCTTATCGCCACGAAGATCCCAGTATCGCTTAACCCAATCCACCAACTGCTGCCAGAGGGGATGGGACCCATTAGGACTCCAGGTATTGGCGACGATAGATACGACTCGGGCATCGTCATCGTCAGGGCCCATATAAGATGTGGGATTATCTTCGTACATGCATAGTCCGTAAACGCCACGCACTATACTCCCGAATAATGTTTGTCCGTTACACGCAAGCTTAGCCAAGAAGACCCAATTCTTGGACAACCGTTGAGATTTAGCCTTTAGAATGCCACCTACGGCGGACATTCTTTCAACCACAGAACTAACCGACGTCCAGGGTTTAGCCGAACACCATCGTGCGTATTCAACGAACGAATCTTTGATGTGAGTGGAGCCTGTCCCACTTTTCACACCATGCCGATATGGTACCTCAACCATCCCAACATTTGCTGCTATCGGTACAGCATCTGCTGCCATTTGAGTTGCACGATATAATCGTGCCATGGAGTCACTCAAATGAGCTGAGACTGCGGTCTCCCATGCAATTGAATCACACTCCCGTACTGATGTGTCAAATGCAGTGGCGTCACCACTCAGAATGCGTCCATCAGCAAGCACTCCGCAGAAGTCATCACCATCAGTGACCCCTTGTCCGGGACGGTGTTCCGTAACCAGTGGAGCCATCTGATTGAATCGTGCTTCCCGATCGCCATAGGCATACCATTGTTCTGCCTCCAGCGCTCGCTGCAACGGCTGGGCCGTCTGCATCTCAAGTAAGACGATTACCTTACTTTCCCCTTCAACGGGACGACCACTCGATTGAGCGCGCCAGAAACCGGCACTGGGTGGAGTCAGTGACCGGAATAGGTCTGCCGACGGATTCTTCACCGCTTCAATACGTGCCCCCCAACGTGCGGCTGCTGCCACAACCTCTGAATATAATCGGTTATCTCGTGCCTGAGCACGAGGAAAGAGAGGCTTTAACCACGGAAACCCAGTATTAGCATGAGGTTCGTTAATCTCTACTTCTGAGAGTTTGATTGGACGGAACTCAGGTATACTAGGAATTGCCCACCGTGGTAAAGGAGTTGTACCATAATAGGCGGGATCGTATAAGCATAACCGAGTAAGATACATGTATGGATCGAACTCGCCCCGGATCTCTCCGTCCTCAAGCAGTTCGTCCTGTTCGAACTGTTTGAGATCTTTGTCCTCTAATTGCGAGGCCAAGGATCGCGCAAATGAATACATCTCCTTCATAGGCACGTGTTTCCCAAATAGGGAGAGCTTTGGCTTATCCGTCTTCTTAGTAATAAAGGGTAAGTAACGGGACCATCCTTCATTCAGAATCTTCTGCGGAAATGGACGGATAACGACTGCTCCTACAGTCTCCGGCCTAGAAATTGGCTTCAAGACTGGAAATTTATGCACTACCTGTGCATAGATTCGATCTTTTAACGAGATCTCCTCTTTGTGATCTAAGTCTTCTTCAGACATAGTTTTACCACCTGCA